CAGAACCTTCTGTGTTTGAATTATCGACAATTACAACATCATCATAGGTGTAGCCAGTGCCTCCAGCACAACAAGTAATATAATCAATACTACCAGCACCAACTGTTGCAACTTGTCCACGAACACCAACTGTTCCTAAATTCTCAAATGTAACAGTATCACCAACACTATAATAACTACCACCATTAACAATCTCAACTTGGTCAACAATACCAGAAACCGTTGCAGTAATAGTTTGGTCAAGAACATTAGAAACACCACTTACAACTTCATTAATAATAAAGTCACCAGTAATAGTTGATCTGTCTAGGTTAAGTTCTGCAACAAGAGTCGAACCAGACTTATACTTAATAACTGTCTGAACAACCGCTGATGCTTCTGAATCTGCACCAGTAATTCTTCTACCAACAAGTTCAGAGAAGTTAGATGTTCCAACCTCAACCACACGCATAATAAAGTCATCAGACCATTGTCCGTTAGAAACCCTTAGAACATTTTCTCTAGGATAGATAAGTGAAGACTCTTCATCGAATAGAATTCGGAAGAATAGTTTGTGTCCTTCTTCTGTTCCCTTTGCTTCATACAAGTCTTTAATATTTTTAACAAGATTTCTTTTTGATATATCATCTGCAATAGTCTGGGGTAAAGATTCCAGAATGGATTGTTGAAACTTGTCAAGGAATGAGAATAGAGTATTATCAACATCAGCATATGAAAGAAGTTGTTGAATATTTTGAATTGGATTACCACGATAAGATACTACTGGAGCCTTGGCACCAGATGTTTGTCCTACAATGTTTTCTCCAACAATAAATTTATTTTGTGATGTTATGAATAGTCTCTTAGTCCCATCATAGTCATCTACGAGAATCTTTGCAGTATGCCCAGACTGTTCGCCACGAATAGTTTCGCCGAGTTCGAACTTTCCTGTTGAAGACTCCATAACAACAAAGTCTTCATTTTCATTAAGAAGATAATTTACTGTATTCGTTTCTTGAATTAAGAAATCGTTAGAACCGCCCAGAGACAGTTCACCAGATTCAAGGAACTGGTAATAATGTTTTAAGAACGTTACAAAGAGAGGGTGATCTTCTCTGACAAAGCCAGGAAGTTGCCTATCAATGTGTGGGGATACCTTGTTCTTTAACTTTGATGAACTATCAGTCATTTAGTTACTGCCTATTATGATCCGTATGAAGAACTGCTTGAACTACTTGAAGAACTACTTGAAGAACTAGATGATGAAGAACTTACACTCGCTGAAGAGGCTGCGGCACCACCAGTGCTTCCACCAAACGAACCAACGATTGAGTGAGAGCCGGGCGAAGCAGTTGTTCCAAAGTTATCCGTTTGTGCTTCAACAGCAGTATTCTGCATATCAATTTGAATCAATTGGTTTCTTACTGGAATCACATCGTTAGATGATGGAATGACATAAACATCAACTGTTCCATCTCCGTTTGATGTAGAGTTGATATTAAGATTGTTTAGAGTAATTGTTCCAGTTGTATAATCAATTGTTCCAGCATTCAAGTTTGTATAAACCCTTTGTGTCGCAACAACCTTGTATGTTCTGACTGCACCAGTATTGGAGTCATCGTCAATATACTGAGTTGCAGTATCACCGACAACAGTGAAACCAGTAGATGTAATAACTGGAGGCTCCCCCTTATGAGGAGCATAAATTGAATTGTAGAATTTTAGAATGTATTGTCTGCTTGCATTTAGTTGTGCATAAATCTTTTTATACACACGAATGTTCGTAATGTTAGATAGAATTGAATCATCAGTGTTATCAATCAAACGAGACATTTCTGAGAATCTAAACATCTGATCAAACTTAACAAGACTTGTATCACTGTAATTCTCAATTGTATTATAAACCGCAGTTGCCAAGTCATCAGCACTCTTAGTTGTTCTGTTAGGATTATATCTAAAAGTTGTTCCTAAAGCAATATAAAGAATCTCTGGATCGACAATCTCTGGTCTAACAGATGCAATATTATAACTCTTCAACTGAGACACAATGTTTTCTTTTTGTGCCTCTGTTAATACAGAACCGCTCAGAGGAAGAATAGAAATATAAACGTTACCATAAACTGGAGGATCATTATCCTCACCACCCCACACTTGAATTGAATCAATGTTAGGATAGATACGAGGTAGGATTGCTTTGTAGTCGTATGCTGTTACTGCACGATTTTGTGCTGAGTAATTCAGTGGAGCATAATACTTAATTGACTGAATGGTTTCTGGTTCTGCACCACCTGTTGCTTGTTGTAGTGTAGAGATAGTAACATTGTTCTCACCACCAACTGAAGTTGAAGAGAATACTGTTGCACCATTGGCCTCTGCTTTGTTTGTAACGATATATTCCATTACAACAATGTTACCGTCTTCTAGTTTCTTACCAACAACACCATCACCAAAGTAAATTTCAAACTTACCTTCATCAGACTCTTGCAAGAAGTATACTGTAGATGTTTCTCCAACATCTGTAATTTCTGTTGCAAGACTATAAACTTCTGTAGTAGTATCGGCTGCAGAATTCTGAACCGTAACCTTTAGTGTTGTAGTATCTGCTCTGTCACTTGTCAACAAATATCTTTTATCTGGATTATTATAATCAACAGTATATTTTGTTGTGACAAGAGTTCCTTCATAGATTGGAACATTCACAAAACGTAGGAAACCATTTCTCTGTGAAGTTGTAATAGATTCATTTACGATAAACCCATAGGACTTACCATTAGCAGATGTTGTAAACTTAGTTCCCTTTTCCAAAGTAAGGTTTGCTCTATTAGGAGCAACTACCGCAATCTCAACAAGTGCCATTGGGGCACGAGCAGAACGAGGAGTGTAACCCAACTCTTTTGCACGAGAGACAACAGAAGAACGCAAAATAGCAGAGTCTAAGAAAGTTTCATTAATTGCAAAGTTGGCATTCATTGCAAGGTAATGTGTATTGTATGCAAGTGCATCAATAAGAATTGATAAACCAGAACCCTCAAAGTTATAATCTGAGAACTCTTCTTGTCCTTTTAAATATGTTTTGAGATTAGTTTTGATATCATCAAAGTCTAACTCAGTGACTTGTAGATTTTTATTTGTTGCCATTTATCTTAGTCTCTCTAAAAATAATTCTACGCCTTGGATACCACTAGTCGAGTTTACAAGATAGAACTCAATGGTAACAAGATATCTGTTATTGTCCAAATCTGGAAGCGCATTTACTACCGCCAGTTCAGCACGAGGTTCAAAGTTGTAGATAACATCTTCAATATAACGTTTAAGTGAAGCTGCTACAACTGGACTCACTGGTTCAAATAGAACCGCACGAACATCAGAACCAATCTCTGGATGGAAGGGACGCTCATAAAAATTGGTATTCACCAGATTTCTAATACTACGTTTTACTGCTTCGGCATCAGTTAGTTTACCAATGTCACCAGTAAGTGGATGGCGCACAAGATTAAGGTTCAAGTCTTTAAAGACCTGAGCGCTTCTCTCTTGTCCTGCTGATTCTGCATCTCTAAATGCTGTAGGATTTGCCGCCATCTATTTCTCCTTATTTGTATTTATAACGCAAGTTGGAAACTTACTTACCTTCCATCAACTTAACTGCGGCATCATAATCCTCACGAGATACTACACCTTCTGCAAGAAGTCTTTCTCTGTTTATCATGTGTTGTGCCTGAACATCATCCTTTGAACCACCGAAGTATGGAACACAATGTCCTTCTGCAATCATAACCTCTGTAACCAGTTTACCATCTGGCGTTTTGAAGTCACCAAGGATACGTCCGAACTTACCACGCATGTCCTCACCGTTCTTCTCTTCAGTTGTTACGAGAACACCACCCTCTGTCAGTAGTTCCTTCAGTCTTGTCTTTGCTGCCTTACCAAATAGTTTCTCAACCTTGTCCGATGTTCTTGACTCTGGTGTGTCGATGCCCATGATACGAACACGTTCATCACGCAACCATATATTAAATCCTAAGTCAATATCTACGTCAACAGTATCTCCGTCAACCGCTTTCAATAGTCTAACATCGTATTCGTTTACTTTTAAATCTTTCATTTGTTCTCTCTCTCATTTTAGTTTAATCTCCCACACTCACATCACCACTTCCACTTGAGGTATGTCCACAAGTCGCAGAATCTCCAGCATTGACAACTGCAATACCATTTACAAAAACTTTATTGGAACCAGCAATCATGGTTGGTGCCGCATGTGGCGGCACACCATGCGGTGCAACTGGATCACCATCAACTGATATAGGGTCACCATTTGCACTCACTGTTCCGTCTTGTAACATTCCTGTAATGATTCCGCCTGCTGAATCTGTTCCAACTCTACTTACACCTGGCATCTCTTCTCCTATGCCAACTGATACAATCTTCCCCACTCACCGTAACGGCCGTGATCGAAGAATGTTCCGTATAGTTGTCTGTTACCAGAAACCTTACATGACAAGTGCAACCATGCGGTTCTACGTTCAGAGTATTCTAGTAGGAACTGATCGAATGGAACATTCTGAATGACCCATTCTGCAAGTTCAATATACTCTCTTGGACTTACTCCACCGAACTGCATATCAACTGCCTGTCCTCTTTCGTGCTGTGATGTTCCACTCGCAGGGCGGAAACCAGAATTGATTCTGACGTTTGGATATTGGTCTTTAATCAAGTCAATTGAGTTTGTTGCGATAACAGAAAGATTATTAATAATCTGTTCAACAGTCAATCCGTGTTGTTCTCTAATGTTATGTCCGAAGACTGCGTTCTTACTTAAATCTGCTAACTTGAAGTGTCTTGATATCATCATGTTATAGTCGATACCATTTGTTATTGTAACTTCTTCAACTGGTGCAACGCTTGTGTTACCAGCCTCTGGAGTTCTAACAGCAGTATTCGTAGATGCATCTTCATGTTCGCCTGGCGTAGATATTACTCTTGGTTGCGCCTCGACTCTTCTCATAATGTTTGTAAGATTATAGGAACCTTGCAACGCATTGAAAGAATAGTCTTGGAAGTTCATAGGAGTATAGTCGCCACGAGTAATCGCTGCACGTTTATCATCAATTGATAACTCAACATCATCATCGCCATGATACGCACTCATGTCTCTTGTTTCACTTCTTGGTTTTGGTGCAAGAACAATTGCCTCAACTGGAGCACCAACAACTTCACCTTCATCGTAAGTTGCGACACCTCTACTGTCAAAGAACTCAATGTCTGGAGCGGATATTGCTGATGCAGCTGCACGTCCTGCTTTGTTGAAGTCGATAGTTGAACCAACCAAGTCCATCGCACCATTCGATGTAACATTCATTGTGGTTCCAGCATTGATATCCATATGCGTATCAGTAATGAAGTTGATATCATCACCGAACATATAAACACCATACCCATCACCAATGATATCTGTGTTACCTTTAATATTTGTTTTGAAGTCTCCATCAACACTGCATGTGTAATCTGCTTGCGTCTGCAACTTCATGTTACCAACTGCCGTTGCGGTAATCTGTTGTTGTGCGGTAATCTCTGTAGACTGATTTGAATACATGCGAATGTTCTGACCAGCATGGAACGTAATGTTACGTCCGACATTCCAAGTCATGTCTTCATCTACTTGTCCGTTAACAGAACCACGAGTGTAGAGATTGGTGTCGCCGTCAACATAGATTTCTACATTACCACGCACACGCAACTTTTTATTCTGAAGAACTACTTCATAGTCCTCACCGACAACCTTAGTTACTTTAGTTCCGTCTGGATGAATCTCATAGAATGTTCCAGACTTATGGAATTCGTGAATACGTTCAAAGCCAGGAGTGTCATCAAACTCTTGAATGTGTCCAGACTCCGTTTCCCTTACATGGTTGTGTGGGTATTCCGCATTGTATGGAGTCTGTGGTTCACCAATCAAATCATCAACACGTTGTCTCTTAAACTGAACAACTGGATGCTGATTGGTTCTGTCGTTTACTGCAAGTCTGTTTGTATCTGGTTCGTTGACACGTCTTGGGTAGTAACCTCTAGGGTCTGCAAAACCATTAACTGACTGTTGTGTGGATACTGTAACTTGAACTTCTTGACCTTCTCTTGGAGGAGTGTCAAATACAATCTTATTATTTTCAATTCTATAACTCATTATGATGCAATACCTTTTTCTCTAGCGTAATCTGCGACTGTTTTCGCTCCACTCTTAATCTCTTCTGGCACACCTTGAGGAAATGCAGTAGGATAGAAGTGTCCAGAGTCGTTACTAATATCATTCTTCAATCCGTGACGTGAGAATGCTTCACGAGCAATTCCAGTGTAGAAAGAAGAATCCCAAACTGCCGAACGTCCTTGCACAACCACAAAGTCAATCGCCGCACCCCAATTGTGCCAAGAGTTGCCTGGGTATGCAGCCTTCGGGCCACCACGTTGATATTCATTATATAGAGTCCGCTGTTGAGCAAGACTTCTATAACCAAATGAAATGGTGCAGTCATAGTCTGGATTATTTGCAAGGAATGTTTTCACACCTTCACCAAACCTATCACGAATCTCTGGAACAAGAGAGTTGATGTTGGCTGCCAAACGACTCTTATAACGAGAACGAGAAAAGTCATCTTCTGTCCAAACAGTTCCACCTTCATAATTGTTTCTGTCTGAGCCTGGCTCAACATTCAATGGTGAAGATGGCGGAGCGTTCTCTGCTTGTTGAACGTCACCGTCAATAGTAACTTGAACTGAAGTGTCCTCTGTAGGAACTGGTGTAGAAAATTCTGTAGTTGTTCCGTCACCAGTGATAGTGACAGTCTCTACTGAAGGGGGAGGAAGTTGTTGTTGAGATGAATAGTCATAAGGTGTCTGTCCCTGTGGTGCAGATGTAGCAATGCCAGGCACTGTTCCCAAAACCATTGGTTCTTGGAAGAAGTCTGGATCACGCCAGAACCCTATTACCCATGTTCCTTCAATAGGCCCAGTGGGCGAGGAACCGATACCACCAGAAGATGCAGAGTTGGCTGGTTGAATACAGAATGCCCATGGCAAATCTCTGTCTGGTAATTTTGTTTTGTCATCAGTATGATAACCAAAGACACGCACACGCACACGTCCCAAAGTTTCTGGGTCGTTACGATCTTCTACCACACCTATCCACCAGTGAAATCCGTCACGGCCAGTGAAATAAGACAACTGTTCATTCATATAAAAAATCCCCTTTACAGTATTTATACTGCCAAAGGGGATCGTTAGAATTA